GTGATACAGGGGTTACTCCGCCACAAGTGCGTTTCGGCCCTTACGCTTGGTTTGAATTATACTAGGAGGATTGCGCTTCCTTAGCCTTAACAGCTAAGATTCGCGCAGCTTCATCGTAGAAGAACTTCAGGACTAGAGTTGAGACAGCTGGATCTTTAGATAGTGTGAAATATAATTTCATACTCTCTACCATCGGTATTCGACTTTCTTTAATAGTCTGTGCCGACAGTTGCTGAGATGGCAAGTTTTCATAATATTTGAAAGCTGTCCATGTCGCGCCTGCTTTCGATCCTTCGACCTTGTTCTGATAGAACCTGTTAAACAATAACACAATAGGATGTGGATCATAGTCCTCGTCGTAATTATAATTAAGTAGTGAGTCTGGAACCACTAACCCACTCTGCTTCAAAGATTGCTTAATAGCATCAACCGAAAAGCATTCCGCTTTTCGCATTGATTTCTTTGTGAGCACGAGGGATGTACTTTCTGCCTGCTTCTCGATGAAATAACCTGATAACCTTTTAAACAAGGCTTCGGCTTCACCGAATGAACACCAAGGGAACGCACATTCACCTTTTAGGATTCGTCTGAATCCCATCAGGATATTAAGAATGTTCGCCAACTTGGGAGGTATGAAAGAAGATCTAAATGCCAAATGTCCAGAGAGGTTAACGTCTATCTCCCATCTTTCCTGCATTAGCTCAAAGAGCGTAGGCATTTGATATCTATTTGTCTGCGATTCTACGATAAGGTGTAGGGGGATGGGCGACACTTCTATTCCCTGCATGAATAAGCGTTTCGCGAATTCACCAGAGGAGTGTCCCATAGTTGAGGTGATTGTCTTCGATTCTGAGACGGGTATAGACAACTCGTCGAGGATTCTCCGATACTCACCAGACACTAATTCATTCCATATTACGATATCATCTCCTAACAGTTGATAGTCTTCAAATTCTTTCTCTTTTAACACTTTGAACGCGGCGAACTGTACAAGGAGGTGGTGCGTTAGTGTGAACAACGGCCATGACATATAACTACCAAGGGGTTGACCAACGGCCCATTTCACTGGGTCCTGGCCTTTCACC